TAAATGATCGCCATTGGTTACATACGAATCTCAACAAAGGATCAATCCGCTTACTCTTTAGATTACCAGGAGAGAAGGATTACCGAATACTGCAGTCAAAATAAAATTACTTTACTGGAGATATTCAGAGATGATGGCGAAAGCTCTTATACTTTTGATCGCCCCGATTGGAAAGCATTGGAAGCATTCATCAAGAAGAATAAGCAAGTAACGCATCTGATCACACTGGATCATGATAGATTCAGCCGTAACCTTGCTGAAGCATTACTCAAAATAAAAGAGCTGCAGGATAAGTATAAGATCAAAGTACTGGCCACTACTGACAGCGTTGATACTGATTTTACGGACCCCACTACTTTTATGATGCGCGCTTTTAAGTTCATGATCGCGGAGAGTGAACTCCATGGTATTCGTAAAAGAACAAAGAATGGAATTCAGCAAGCCAACATGAATGGCCGCTTCGTGAATAAAGCGCCATACGGATATATTAACGCGCGTGATACCGATGATAGACCAATCTTATTAATCGATAAAGAAAAGGCCCATATCATCCAGAGAATCTTCAATGAGTATAATGCTGGAGCAAGTATCGATGACATAGTAAAGATTGCAAAAGCATTAGGGTATAAACAATCCGGAAACTCAACGATCCAACGAAAATTAAAGAACCCAATTTATTGCGGAAAGATTCAAGTGTCTGGAAAGCCAGGACAATTAGTGAGAGGCATTCATGCGCCGATCATTTCAGAGCAGACCTTTTGGATGGCCCAAGAAAGACTAGGTGATAAACGAAGTATAGTACACAAGAATGAGGACATTCCGCTTCGTGGAGTGTTACGTTGCTTCTGCGGTAAATTGGTCACAGCAGGCAAGAGTAAGGGCAAATACAATCACTATTGGTATTATTGGTGTACGGAGCATAAGAATAACTTATCTGCTAGAAAATTGCATGAGCAGTTCAACGAAATCCTGATGAATTTAAGTTTGGATCCTGAGGATGTGGCTGTGATTAGAGAGCAGCTCGTGAAAAAAATAGCAGAACGGATCCAGCAGAACGGCGAAGACCTGGAGACAGTGAAGAAAGATTTGAAACATATTCAAGGAAGAATTGCCACAGCAGAAAAGAAATTCTTATTGCAAGCTGATATCAGTCCAGAAGTTTATACGGAAGCTATTTCAGAATTGAGATCCACAGAAGCAAGGTTACAAACAAAGATGGCTGAAGCTCATACTTCGATCAGTGTTTATTTTAATAGATTGAATGAAGTTTTACCAAAGCTTGTGAACTTGAAAAAAGCATTCGATGAAATGGATCTGGTGAGACAGCATCGATTCATCAATATGGTGTTCAAACAATCTCTTTCCTATGCAGATGGTATTTTTAGAACTCCTAGTTTGCTAGAAATATTTGAGGATAAAGCCTTGATACTGAAAGAAAAAGGGCTGCTCAAAATAGAACAGCCCGTGATCAATTTGGGTATTACTCCCGTTCGTAGCGAGACCGGGAGCTGGTTTGAACTCCTCAACCAACTAGCGGACCTATTCGCTGCTTAATTTTATCTGATTCCTATTCAAATGTAATAAAAAAGCCTATCCTAGAAAGGACAGGCCACTAAACCCTCATGAAAACTAAACTAGAATTCAACCTTTAAAAAAGGGTAATTCGATTTGATCAGAAGCTTTATCTTCTCAGGATCAATTTCATATTTGGTAAAATCAGTGTCTTTTGTAAGTACGTTTGGAGCGAGCCATGCCTCTTCCTTTCCTTCGTATTTAATCAGTTTCCAATAGTAGTCAGGCTGAGGAACATCTTTCATTTTCTTATCTGAGTAAATGCAGCCGGTAATGACTAGGATACTGTCATGATCAGGAGCCAAAGTTTTAAGAACATACTGCTCCAATTCCTCCCACGGATGCTCATTGAAGAATGAATATTGTGGAGCTGTGTTAGTGTAGTACATCGATTCTTTGGCTGCATCCAGATCAAAATAGAAAGCTGAGTAAGGGGAAAGATGTCCTTTATCGAAAGAGCCATTGTTTCTGTATTCCTGATCACTAGCTACCTGATACCTTTTATCGATCAATGGATCCTGATGGAAACTTGCTACACTTTTACGATCAATCTTTGTGGTGCTTGTTGCGTGTGCTTTTGTTTGCCAATACCAACTGATTAAGGGAGATTTTAAAACAGTGTCGAACTCTAGCGTGTAATACTTGTGCTTTACTTCAATGGTTTGGGAGTTGCCAAAATTTGACAATAAGACTAACAAAAGGATTACAAAGGCTTTCATGGCTGAACTCATCAAGGAATTGAAATCAGCTTTCGCCTCTGGTGTATCTTCTTTAGGATTTGAAACCCAATGATCTTGATAACTGCGATAGTCTTTGATGCCTCTTTGCTGAATTTTATAACATAGGAAATCAAAGCAAGTTTTATATCCGTTTTCGTTGAAGCAAATAAATCTCCGAGAGTCTCCAGCTCCATCTACTTTTACAAGTGTTCCAACAACATTTGTAAGATCCAATCCTTCCCATTTTGCGTTATCTGCCTGTAATCCTATGTAGTTATTATTTACACCTGACTTTCCGTTTGCTGATTCATTTCGAAAAATGACATAAGCCATGCGGACTACTTCAATCGGATATTTTCCAACCAATGATTTAGCAAAAACTACCACTGTTGGCATATCGATGCTAGTTCTTTTATATGGTATCTCTGCAAATTCGGAGTAAAAATTCTTAGTACTCATATTTTAAAAATGCTTTTAGCTGCTCCCGAAGCGGTGAAGAATTTAAAGTAGATCCCAACTCCTAAAACAAGTGCTATGAATGAAAGTATGGCTATAATGATTGCAAGGCGATTCTTGGCTAGTTTTTCAGCAGTGATAGTATTTATCTTCTCTTGCGATAACTGCCCTGTTAGGTTACTCTGTGCAAGTCTATGAACGTTTACAGAATCTTTTAATGAATTGATCAGATACACATCTTTTACAGTGATCTGAATAGTATCTCTTTGGTGAATTGTTTTAGTAATTCTTACAGTGTCATAAGTCCAATTATAAATTGAATCATGCCATAAGGTTGATGTAGTATCATGTTGGATCAATATTTCGCCTGGAATAAGTCTAAGCAAAGTATCGTTTGTACAAGGATGTTCTAAGCGATCTAATTTAACCGCTTCGATTTTTGCTTCTTCAATTCTTTGTTGTACATGACATGACCAATGAGAAATAGCTAGTAATAAAAGAATGACAGTTATTACAATCCACTTTCTCCAATCTTGTTGTTGTTGGTTTTGCAGGGATAGGTTCATAGAAAGAGTTTAAAGGATGCCTTTCGACACCCTTGTTATTTACTTAACTCCAGTTACATCTGCATCTTTAGCGACATAACCCATTACTGCGATAAGAGCAGCTAAAGCAACTTTCTTCCAATCAATTACGCCTGTTTCAACGATGGGTTGAATAGCTACGATTGCGGCTAAGATTGCTCCAACGATTGTTGTTTTCCAACTTTTCATGTTTGTGTATTTTATTTTTTAGAAAATTCGTGAATGAACTCGTTTATTTTATCGTTCATGGTTTCAAACTTCTCCATAAACAAATCGATCTTCTTTTCAATCCATTCTCCTCGCTCCTTTTGATCTGATTTAATTTCCTTTACTTGTGCAGCTAAAGCCTCATGCTTTTCACGAACTGCGTTTAATTCCAGTCTAACGTAAAAACCAATAGCTGAAGCGATAAGCCCGACAACTATTGCGAGTGATTCGATTGAAAATTTGTCCATTAGTGATGGATTTTAAAAGGTTAGTTAATTGGTTTACTATCGTTTTTTTAGTCCGTATTTATTCAAAATATAATCGTCAATAATAGTATCACTTGTACCCCATTGAGCGATAACAGAAGTAGGTACTATTACATTAAAGTCAATTACTTTATACCCGAATCTTGAAAACATCGAAACGTAAAAAGTAACAGGCTGCGAAGTATCACGAGTGATTGAATTTGCAGACCAAAACAACTGATAAGCCGTGTCTTTAGTAAATACATTTGTTACAAAAGGCTGAATTTGAATTGCAGCTTTTACAGTATCGATTTGTTGTGCTTTTGAGTTTAGGGCGATAAAGCATAACGCGATTAAAATTATTCTCATGTTTAGATTATTTGAATGTAAATTGATCCGCCATTTGAAATGATATACATAACACCGTTTGCGGCAAGCGTGTAAGATGTTACAGAAGTTCCAGCTAATGTTTGAATAGAAGTACCTCCTCCTGTTGCAATCGAAAGAGAGTTAGATGTGTTATTCTTAATTAAGAACATCCCATTATTTCCCGTACTTGTAGGGAGTGAAAGTGTTTGCCCTGCTGCCCCATTAAACACCCATAAAAAATAATTAGTAGTCAATGTTGTGGAAGTGGAGAAAGTAGTTCCTTGCATGGAAATACCGCCTGTGTTTGTTACCCCTGAATTATTTAATGGGAAGTTAGAATTGTCTGTTGCGCCATTTACATTTACCCTTGAAGCAGTTGCTACTCCGTTTACAATTAATTTACTATACCCGTCTGTTGAGGTTGTATTTAATAACAATGTTCCATCTCCATAAAGACGCATTTTTTCATTTGCAACTGTATTACCATTTGCAGCTGTAACAAAAGACATATAAGTACCATTAGCAGAAGTAGTCCATGTTTCTCCTGCGTTGAAATTAATGGCTATTTTAGTTGCTGATCCGTAAGCAGTACCATCATAACCAAAGGCTGAAATAGAACCCATGTTATTACCCGCTACTAAAGTCGTTGGGCTTGCTTGTGTTCCATTTGCTCTGCGAAAATGAAATACACTATTTGAGCCAAAAGCATCCATGTAAGCCCTGTTAGCCGTTGCATCTGCCCCGACTATACCCAAAGTAGTTCCTGCTAAATAAGATGGTGTTAAGTTATTTTTATTGATAATAAGCGTATCAGAAAATCTACCACTTCCTAAAACATTTAAAGCAGTTGCACCATTATCTGAAGCGTTATTGATATTTGTTCTTCCGTAAATATTCCAATTCGTTGAATCATATCTTAATTTAATATTGCTTCCCTGTGATAGTACAATTTGATTTGATCTATTCCCTATATAAATGGCGTTACCAATGATTGTACTATTACTCATTGTAGTAGCATCAGAAGAATTATAATATCCAATATTGATATTGTTACTTCCCTCATTGTTGTAAAGTGGTCTATATCCAAATACAGTGTTTTGACTTCCGTGTACATTTGAAAAAAGTGCTCCATGACCTACTGATGTATTATTATTCCCATCAGTATTAAACTTCAAAGCAGATACACCCATTGCAGTATTCCCAAACCCTACTGTATTTGAGTAAAGTGCATTAAAAGAATAAGCAGAGTTCCAATATCCTGTCGTATTATTTACTAGCGAACTATCGCCAAAGACAGTATTGGAGTATATATTACCAGCTCCTAACCCTAGTCGCAACCCATGTATATAACTGTCATTTGAAACTCTAAATCCTCCTGACTGATTTGATGATGTTTGGTTTTGAATAAAAGTTGAGCTTGATCCAATGATTAATGCATCCCAAGAATATAAACTCTTGATATACATAACTCCATTAATAGAAGCTATAGACCCTATCAATTTATTTTGAGTAGTATCTGTTGGTATTGTAAGACTTAATTTTGCTTTTATTCTTTGATACTTCCACCCATAATCAACACTATTAAAATACTTAGTAGTATCATTCTGAGCAAATGATGCAATAGAAAATAAAATAAAAATTGCTACTAATAGTTTTCTCATTATTTATAAATTGTTTGGATGATTTGATTTAATTCTAAACTGGCTCCGAATGTTAATATCCCAGTAGTGCTATCGAATTTAAACTCGCCTACATTTGGAGTAGTGGTTACTTGCTTCAATGGGAAACTTCCTTGAAAACAAAGGAGAATTGTATATCCAATTAATATAGTTCTGGTAAGAGTAGTTCCCTCAGTTCCATTTGCTTTATATGTATCGTTTTGACTAGATGCCATCTTCTCTGTATGTTGTTAAAGTATTTGGAACCTGACACCTATCAGCTAGATAAGTAACCCCTATTTCTATATCGAATGAAACGCTCATTACATAATCTCTAAATTCTTCCTCTGCAAATTGTAAAGGGTAAGTCGTTCCAACATTCCAGAAGTCATATAACAGCGTTGAATTGATCATTGCGATCATATCCTCCGAAATACTTATTAAATCACTCTGAACTTCTAAATAGTTATTCTTTGCTCCTTCTGAAAGATTCAGGATATCACAAAACCAAACTCTGAATTGGAACTTTGTTTGGTCCTCATCAGTAGTTACAGTGGCTCCAGTCATCTCTACAAAACAAGCAGGATAGCTTACGTCACCACCATTTAAAGACTCCACGATGTTTCCAAAGTAGAAATGCTTTACTTGCTTATGGTTTAGCGCAAGGTCTTTGAGCTTTTGTACTATTTGGTTTAGTGTTGGCATTCTTACTTTGTTTTACGAGAAATGCTTTTAGCTTTTCTTCATTCTTTTTATTAACCGTGCCTGTTTGTTTCATTAATAACAATCATTACAGTGTCTGAATATGTTACCCTGATATTTGTCCTTATAGCTCATTCTTTGCTTATCATGCGCTCCATCTCCTAAATAAATCGGAGAAGAATACCCAACACGATCAGGAATAATTACATCGATGCCTGTTCCTGGGTTTAAGTACTCTGGGAACATGGCTGGTGCATTTTGCTTTAAATAGAAGATTGCTTTTTTCTGATATGCCTCAGCTCTGTTTTTGTACTTAGCTGCGATATCGAATAATTCAGACATGGTTGGAGCATTGGTATTATCGCTTGTCGCTACGCCTACTCCTTTGTTCCAGAACTGATAATTCAGCGCTGTTGGTAATTCTGATATCACATAATTGCAAAGAGTATCAACTAAATAAGAATCTACTAGAATCTTATAGTTCCCTGCAAGTGCACTATTCGAAATATCAGTTAAGATTTTATTGTAAAGTGCCGTTCCAAGTATCGGATGGATAAATAGATCCTGAGCAGCTTTAATCTCAGGAAATATCAATTTCTCATCGATGTTGTCATGGATGGCTGTTCTCTGTTTCAGAGTATCAACGCTGATCATTAAAATATTTGCACTCATTTCTTTTTAATTACGATGTGAGACTTCCATTCATGCCTACAATGTGGCTCAGTAGTTCCGTGATTATTCCAGAATCCACCTCCTCTATTCCAAACTGAATACCCTACTCTCATAGAGATATCATTGATGTCTTTACGGCTGAATAATCTTTGTTGAGATAGTTGTACCATCTTCACACAGAACGGCCTAGAAGTAGCTAAAAGAACACCTCCAGCAACTCCGTCACGAAGTCCGTACGAATACTTGATGGAGATTTCATTCACTACTTTAGCAACATCCTTAACACCTCTGCCAATAGATGATTCAGTGGCTGTTTCTGCCGCATCGAACATTTCGCGAACCTCAAACTCATCCTCAGAGAATTTGGCTGACTTAGTTTTTAATATTTCAAAATGCTCTATCTTTTCGCCTACTTCAGTGAATAGTTGCGCCACTTCTTCTTCAGAATAATCTTTACCGAACTGAGCATCATCTTCAATTCCAAGTAAATCATTGACATCACTATCAGAAAGACCAAGACCTGATTTTAATAAAGCTGTCGCTTGTTTTTGGTTGAGCTGTCCTTTATTGAATTGGCGAATGATCCGCATCATTTCCTGATGCTGCTTTGCACTTAAATTCTTTAAATGTTCATTGACTGCTGTCTGCTCTTGTACGTTGATGGAATCACCCGGCACTGGAGCTCCAATTTGCGCTGGAGAAGTTCCCGGCTTTGGAGGAATAGCCGGTTGTGCATTCGGATATTTAGCTGGATCAATTCCAAGCTTCTCCCAGATCCATTCAATCGGAGCCACTTGAGCAATAGTTTGATCAGTGAAAGGAATACCAATTGGATCAACATCTTGTAATTTAAGATCTCCACCCAATCCCATGATGGCTCCGAAATAATTCAGCACATCCTCGATCTGCTTTTGCTTCGCATTGACATAGGTATTCTTGAAAATATCGTATGAATACTTTAACTCTTGGCTCTGTCCTAATTTACCCGGCTCTTGAATTCCGAAAAGCATCGGTGAAGTAATCTGATGGCCGGCATAAATATTTGAAGTAATTAAATTATCAACTGCTGAGAAATCCTCTTTGGTTAAATCACTGGATCCCAAGTCCAATACTTGTGGAGCTTTCTGAACATCATTGTTAAATGTGATCATGACCTTCGAACCTTCGCTTCCTGTGAACTTTGCATTCACCCTTCTTTCAATTTGTCTTTTCTTTTGCTCATCCTCTGGCTCACCATTGAAGAAATTGATCATCTTTGAAGCAGCGAAACCGTTCTTAGCATTAGCTAAAGTATTCTTACTAACCTCATAATCTGCCTCCACATAATTGATGGATGCGATATAGTTCGGTAATGCATAAGTACCAAGTCCTTGCCTGTATTCACGGAAAGCAAAAATTGAAGGAACCTTTAAATCCTTTGAGAATTTAGGAAGCTTCTGAGGCTTCTCTTTTCTATCGGCCCAATCTTCTTTATAAAAGAATTCTGAACGGTCTTTATTAGACCTGATTTTTCTATAGTCTACATGATAGATCTCTGCAATCTTTCCTGATCTGTCTGGTATGATATGCCAATAAAAACCACCAAATACTTCTGAATCTGCAATAGCCTTTTTAGCTATTTCTTGCATTCCCTCATCAGCTCTGTTACACTTCTCAATCCATTTCTTTAATTCAGCATTATCACTCATGGAGTGAAGACCAGATCCGAAAATATAATTCACCTTACCACTAATGATGGCATTGTGTTTGGAAGATTTATTTAAGAGCAATAAAAGGTAATCAGGATAATCATCTTGATCTCCGAATTTTATATAGCCATCTTTCTTCTGCTCCTTGAAAGTTGGGAGTTTACTATCCTCAAATTGTAAGAATATGATATTTTGTAAGTTATCCGGCATAAGTCTTGAATTGAGTACTAGGAGAATATTCTGTTGGAGCAAACTGAGTAGTAGCGATCACACTGGCTCTACCATTCTCTACTTCATTTAGTCCTGTAGGATCTGTATTGGTAGAACTCGCTTGCTCATAGATGCGATAGATATATTGTCCTGGAGAAGTGAATATTGATATTGCAACTGCGAATTCATTGAAGCGATCAGGATAAGCACTTAAATCAGTTCTAGAAACAAATTTTACTTGTTCCTTAGTTGTGATATGCTCGAATACAAAAAGATAATACGGATTGCTAAGAGTTGTTTTCTCTCTTAGTGTAACCACGATATTATCAATAGTATCTGCTAATTGCAATGTGAGCATACTGATAATGTGGCAAAGGTTCGATTTGTGTAAAATAAAAAAGCACCGACTAATTGCCGATGCTCTTAAATTATTATTACTCCATTACTAACCTACTGTCTCTAGTGTTGAAAGTGTGGCTGCATCTACTTGTTGAGCAAGTACCGGTTCGAATCCAACAAAGTCAAATTCATAACCATTACGATCTCCAAACTTCACGCCTGTCATAGCTTTAGCTCCTGTGTTCATCAACATCGCATTAATTTGGCCATACAACCAACCGATTCCATTATTATCAACTACAACCATCATTAAACGGTTTTGAGCCAATAACATGATCTCATTTCTTACTGCAGCTTGAAGTTTTGCAGTTGGGAATTTAATGGTTTGATTTACATGGAGTGTACCATTTTCTTCATTCACCTGAATAGCTTCTTCTGCTGATCCAGTTTGCTTAATTAGGGAATACTTCCAGAACTTCTTTCCGGTTGCTTTAGTAATTCCTGATATAACTCCAGCAGCAGCAGTAATGGTAGATACGTTATCGAACTCGATAATATGCACCTCTTTGATACCGGCTACCGAATTTCGGCAATCTAAATTGTACCCTTGTGTTAATGCACAACTCATGATAAAATATTTGAAAAGTGAAGGGAGAGTATTACCTCTCCCTAATTTATTTTAGGCCAATTTGAAGCTAACTACTTCATTAGGGAATGCTACGTTGATACCAAGTTTGAACTCAGCAACAAAACGAACTTCCATTGCTTCTTTAGCGTAGAAGATTTCAAAATTGTCTTCTTCTCCAAGAATATCAGTACCTAAGTAAAGGTTAGAAGTTCTCAGAGCGTAAATTCTATTTGTAGCATCTAAGCCATGAACTGCGATGATCTTATAGTTAGTGCCTGGAATCATGATCTCACCATCAGCTTGAGCATTATTTCCAGCAGTGTACACATAGTTGTTGTCATCAATCAACTTAGAGATATAAGATTCGAATACATCCCAACCTACTAATACAACTACATCCTTTTTGCCTTTTACTCTTGCAGGAATTGATCTCCAAACAGTATCGACAATTGTTCTAACATTTGTCTTAACGATACCAGCTGTTGCTAAAATTGGAGAAGCAAAGTTTAAGCTTGCTGCTGGAACGATAGTATATGCTTGTGCTGTTACTGCTGCTGCACCATTCGCTGCTAGAACGATATGAGTATCATCAGTGATAGAAGCTACAGTACCGATCAAAACAGAACCAGAGTATAACTTATCGCCTACACCTACCTCAGTAGTGAATGCAGAAGTTTGACCTGTTACTCCTGTACCTCCAGTTGTGCTTGTGAAAGTTCCTGTACCTGATTTTGCATTAGATACTGCCATTGTTCCGGCTGCATCTAACAACTTAATCAAGCCATCGAAACGAGCCAAGTTAGCATTACCTGATCCAGTATCTCCCTGCCATAAAGCAGTTTCTAACTGTTCAGCAATTTTACCAGCTTTTAACTCTGAATACACTTGCTCAAATGGGATTTCTTCAGGAATAGATCCTGCTTTCATTTTCAACTGCAAATACTTTGCTTCCAAAGTCTTTGGGCATAATGACTCATGCACTTTAATTTTTCCTACAGTCACTGCTCTACGAGTGAAAGTAGTTGTACCGCTAGAGTTGAATCCGCAAGTACCACCCGCTTGAAATACTGCATCAGTATCCAATACGTTAATTTGTTCTGCTGACTTTACTTCAGTCATCACGTTACCATCGGCAACGATCAGCTTCTGAGTTTTAGCGTCAAACAAGGATTTGCTGATCAGCGAGTCCTGATTTTCTTTGGTATAATTGGCTAAAGCCGATACATCGAATGCCATTTTATTTGGTTTTTAGTGTTTACTTAATTTTTTGCGTTTCTTAAATCTTTAAGGCTTACTGCGATTCTATCAGCTTTTGCTTCTTTCGCTTCAAACTTATCAGACTTGAAATTTTGTGGTGGTGCTAATGGTTCTGCTACTGGAGTAGCTGCAAGCTGTTCAACTAATGAAACCAATTGTCCGATAGCATGTTGCTGCTTATCGATGGTTGCTTTAGCTTCAGCAAATGCAAGCTTATGTGCTTCAAATGCTTCTTTTACTTGAGAGAACTCAGTTTTAAAAGAGGTGAATTCTTCAGCAAATAATTTGCTCATGTCTGCTGGCTCAGGCTCATCAGCTAAAGGAGCGCCCGCGCCTGTTTGATCAGGATCAGAAACTTCTGATACCAACCCTTTTGAAACTGTAAAGCCAAAGTTTGTTCCTGTAACTTTGTATGATCCATCAGGGTAAGGCTGAGTCATTGCTTCGTCTGCCCATGCTGCACTTCCTTTATTAATACCTGCAACACCGTCATCAGAATTATTTACAAATACAGGCTGACCTCCATCAACTGCGTATGAGTTTACTACTGCATCATCATTCACATCACCCGGTACATCAGGAGCTGCCGGAGGAGCTGGTGGTGCAGGAACATTTGGATCTAATCCTAATGTGATTTTGATTTGTTTTAGAATATCAATTGCTGACATATTTCTGTTTTTAGGTTACTACCTGATACCCTTAATGTGGGGCTTAGTTATTTTGTGCCATTTATAGCTCTATGGTCGATAGCAGTTTGGTGATCTCTGCTAGTGTTTGCTCTGCTGACATCGGACTTTTTTTGTAAGAAAATATTCCCTCCACACTGAATCCTTTCACTTGACCTTGCTTGATCATCTGCCATACTTCTGGATTATTTACCTTGGCTGACATAAACCATGAACCGTCCTTTGCATCTTCAAATCCTGCCATCGGTTGAATGCCACGAGACTTATCCACTATGAATGATTCAAACACACAAACTCCTCCGAGCTTTGCATTAGGATCATGCATCAGATTAAAATTTTGATTGAAACCTTTTGAGAAGAATTTCTCAACGATTTGAAAGATGGTAGGCGCATCGAATACTACAAAATATTCTCCCATTTGCTCATCCCTTCTGTAGATGGGAACATCAGCGAGCATAGCCGGACCAGAGATAATATTTCTATCTTCATTGACTACTGCAAACTGCAAAGGCTTTGTCTGATCAAAAGCCACAAAGTCTTTTTCAATAGCTGGTTTGTCAACTAAAGCGACATAATCAACTTGCAATTCGCTATACTGCGAAGCATCAATTTGAAGTTTATATACAGGTAAGTCCATGCCCTTAATGTGGAAGCATGGACTTTTGTGCCAATTAACCGCCTATCCTAGCTGCTCGGTTAAGCATAGTAATTCGTTCCTGACTATTTCTGATATCAGACTCAACTACAAAGGCTCTAGGAGCTGCCGCATTGCCCATTTGCTGAACTTGGTTAGGATCTATTCTTGTTGTGCCTATTGTTGGAGTCAGTGGTGCAGATGGTGCAAGGGGTGCAGATGGTAATGAAGGAGTTGAGCCTCCAGAAGCTCCTGGTACTTGTACATCAATAATTCTTTTGACATTTGAAATACCCGTTGCAATTGTGCCGGCCATCGCAATAGCCCCGAATGGAGGAGGAGCAGATGCCAAAGCCTTTCCTGCGGCAATGTAAGTATCGATAGTTGCAGATGTAACACCCAATATTTTACCTGCTAAGGTTTGCTGGCCTATTAATCCACTAAACGCATTTGCAGCCTGAGCAACTATTTCAAGGTTCTTTGTTTTTGCGTCTCTAACTGCATTGTCTAAAGCGATCTGTTCCCTTGCAGTATCATTATCAAAAGCTGCAATTTCTTCAGCATTGGCCTTCGCATCAATAAGGCTTTGTCTTTCAAGAGCTCTCTTTGTATTGAATGCTTCCTGCTCCATTTCGATAGTAGCAATCTTTCTAGCCTGAGCAAGTTTTAATTCAGAGTCCAATGATTTTATAAAAGCAGTACGTTGTTTTATCCTTCCATCGATTTCTTCTTTTTCTAATGCAATCATTCTAGCCTTGCCTCTGGATAATATGTCAGCCTTTGCCTTTGCTACTTCTTCCTCATTCTTTAGGACCTCAGCATCATGCTTTTTATTAAGCTCCATTAATTTGAGATTGTGTAGCTTCTGTTCTTCTAAGATTAAGTTGTTTGCCTGTATCCGGGTTAGTTTCTTTTGCTCATAGCTTAACTCAATCTCTCTTTTAGAATCCGCTAAGGCGTTTTGCAAAACAAGCTTTTCTTTCTGGTAAGTATCGGTAATGATAGCTAAGTCTTGCTCCTGTTGCAGCTTTTTGATCTTGTTGGTATATTCACGGATATTTTCAAGACGTTGCTTTTCTTCTTCTTCTTCCTTCTTTTTTTCCTCTGCATCTAGTGCTCTCTCTTGCTTTCCTAGAGTCCGAGCCTGTCTTTGTAATTGGATAGTATGCCTAGTAGTCTCTTCCTGTTTATTAGAAATCTCAACTGATAAGGCTGCTCTCTCATCCTTCTCCTCTTTGTTTAATTCAGTCTGGTGCTTATGTGCTAAATCAAACGCCTCTCTCTTCTTTTTTGCTATCTCGATATCTTCCAATCCTACTTTTTTTTCGATATCGCCTACTTCCTTCAGTGCTTTTTTTCTATCCTCAATACTGGCAGTTTCATCATTGAGTAATTCCTTGCTCTTTACTATAGCCGCATTCTGAGCCGCCCTTGCTACTAAGGATTCACGTTCTTGTTTAGAAATTTCTTGCATCATTTCAGCCGCCCTCTTTCCGTCTTTTCCTGCGGCAATTATTTTATCGCTTATTCCTCCGAAAGCTGCTTCCATGTCTTTAGATGCTCCCTTCCAGTCTCCAGAGAAGAACTTGATCAGGCCTTGACCTACCTTCATAATAGAATCTACTATTACATGAACTCCTGCATTAATACCAGCAAACATTGCTTTTACCTTGTTGCCTCCTTCTACTGAATAGGTAAAGGCATCATATAAAAACTTGAGTCCTGCTACAACTCCAGCAATCATTAATACTATTGGGTTCGCTAGTAGTGCAAGTAGTTGTTTCCCCAACCCGGAGGCTCCTTGTGCAGCTCCATCAAAGGCCGGAACGGTTCCTTTTAATTGATCTTTTAATTGGGCGAAGGTGGAAGTCTTTTCTTTGGTAGATGCAGATAATTCCTCCTGAGCTTTCTTTAAATTCTCCTGAGCCATGCGATACTCATCCGTTCCAATCTTAGCCTCTTTAAGGGCTTCACTTGCAGACTTGATTTCTTTGTTTATATCGTTTATGCTTTTAAGGGATGCTCCAGTATCTACTGTGAGTTTCGCTCCAATGTTTACATCTGCCATAATTTATTGTTTACCGGTGATTGAATTAATTACATCAATCCTGAGAGCTGCTTCAAATTCTTTCTCCGCAATTAATTGGATCTGTGAATTTGCATCGGTCCAGAAGTGAGTTGATCTTAAACCTTTCTTTCTTATTGATCTGCTAATGATAATTGCTGTTTGTGTGCTTGTATCTGTAATTGATTTCTGCTTTCTTTCTCTGTGAGTTATTGGCTTTTTAATTGAAGTAGATTGAAGGGATTGACTGATTAACCATTTGCGGATGGCAGTAACCATTTTACTATTCTTCTGTCCACTTTTACCCTTATACTTTTTGAAGTGGTAAGGACTGTTACCTCCCTTCTCGTCTGCCCATCCTTTAACACCCTGGTCAACGAACTTGTAATAATCTGCAATTCTTATAGAGATTGAATATACCTTCCCAAGGATCTGAATAGGTAATACTTTGATTGAATCAGATAGGGCACCGCTTGCAACTGCATTGCTTTTCTCTAGGTTATTAGTTGCGATCTCTGCATACTTTGCAGCTAAATAATAAAGCGAATCTGTGATAGTATCAAGGCTAACTATTTCACTTTGGGATATTGATTCTCCAAGTAAGTCTAGGTAGCCGCTATTGATTATTTGCTTTTGTCTTGCACTAATTGTTTGTGATTCAGTTCTAATATTCATTACCTAATTGCTTTAACTACTTTATAATGATAATGTGGCAAGAGCCTCAATTGTGCCTACTTCCCATACCCTTAATGGGCAGTTATTTAGTTTTGTGCCTGACCTTTAAAAATGAACTCGTTTCATATATTCCTACAATACGCGCACGCGTGAGGCTCAACATTTCTCAACATCATTAAATAATCTTTGTGATAAGAAGGACTTGCTCGCTATGATGGACCTTGAACTTATTGGGACCTATTCCGAATAATACAAACAATCCATTTTCATCATTATAGATTTGGCTTCCATTGACTCTGCCTCCTTCAACAAGGTCCCAGAGAGCTCCTGCATATTTAATGATGAACTCATTATTGTCTTTTATAAATTCCAATGTTCCGGGACTATCAACTAAGGGATTATTAATTAGGATCAACTTAACAACTCTGCTTAAATCGATATTACAAATAGGATCTAAACCTTCATAGTAGCATATTTTATAACCGTTCAATTGTAAAGCCTCTAGCATTTGATCAATTGTAATTTCTAAATCAATTATCCTGGTTAATTCCAGATACTGTTTTAGGTTGTCTCTGATCTGTGTTACAGAGCTGTAAGATTCTTTACTATTTGCTTTTGAAAAGAATACCTCAATGTGTGAGGCTAAATCTTCTACATCAATTTTGATCATACTATTTGCTTTTGAAACCATTCAATAAAACTTTCCATGTCTTTAGCTATGAAGTATAAACCTCCTGCATTCTCAATCCTAGCCCTTTCCTTGACCTGAAACTCTGAAAGCTTGTCTTTGCCTATCTTAACTTCGATAGAA